TGTGATCTTATATCATTGGAACGTCTTGAATTGACCATAGGCACTAGACATTTACTACATTAATATACTAGCATATATAAATAGAAATATCCAACTCCATGAGTAGAATTAAAGATTATTTATTAAGGCAACAAAACAATCAAGATCAACCTAATCCTAAAGAAATAAAATTATCTTTCAATGATCAATGGTTTTTATTAACTGCATTTATCAGATTTATTAAAAATTCTAAATATTCTCCTAAATATAAAGCTAGACTTCAAAAGATTTTAGATATTTTCATATTGTCTTCAATTAAAGGTTATTCTATAAAATTTAAGAAAATCATTGCCACAACTAAGAAATAACTGCTATAATAAGGGAGCACATATTTATTTTATCGCTATGTCTGCTTATTTATGTTCGGACGATACTCTCAACGCTTTATCTACTTTTTACTATATGAAAAGTGGTAAAACAGAGGCTGAAAGAAAATCTAATGTTTTAAGAGCTATTAGATCAGTTGAGAAAGAAAGATGGTACGAAACACAAGAAACAATGATTTCAGTTAAAACGGTTACTTTTGAAGATCGTATGAAACTTCACGCAAAATTTGATAAGTTTTGTGATGGGCTTTTTGATATTTATTTCTTGCAATATTCTGACGGTGATTTCTATAAAATGATCTTTGACATCTTATTAAGAGAAAACCAAAAATCTCTTTTGGCTAGATACAACGATAAAGAATATGCCGAGAGACCTTCTTATGTTTATAGAATGTCAAATTGTGTTAATTATTGGGATGATCATAACCAATTAGGTTATCTTGTCGGAATTATCAACAATTATGATTATCAATCTTGCGAACACGAAAACTATCAAGATTCTTTGGGTTATGCAATCTTAGATCAAATTAAAGAACTACTTCTAAGAGAATTACAATTAGGGCAAATTTGGGATTTTAACGAATCTAAATTTATTCAAGAAAATAAGTTATTTCAACCTATTTCTTAATTTCTTTTCACATAACACGACTTAAGAGGTATCATTTATTTAATACCTCTTTTTTTATTGGCAATGGTCTCAAAAAATAGTATGGAGTCAATTAAAAATATTTACGGAAAACGTAATCCAAAAAGTCATATCGAAAAACGTTGTCAAAGACTTTATACAAAACAATTAGATGGTCTCTCCACTAGACAATTAGTTTTACAGCATGCGCAAAGAGAAAGTATCTCCGAAAAAACAGCATGGAGTGATTGGAAAACCGTAACCGAATGGAACTCGCAAGATTTAGCGCGAGATCGTGAAGATATACTTTCTCGTTTACATAGTATGAGACAGAGATTGTTTAATGCAGCTTTGAAAAAAGGACAATTGCAGACTGCGCACATGATTTTAGATTCTCTGGGTCGAGCAAACGGAGAGACTCAAGAAGC